GTTGTCCTTTCGCCATTTCACCTGATATTGCGAGGCGCCCGTGGCTGCTGGCCACGCTATCGTCAGAACATTGGTCGCAATGCCCTGTGCTACGACGACATTGCCGCTCAACGTGACACTTGCAACGGGAGCTTGAATACTCGACGGAAGCGAGCTGATTGGCGGAATCTGGATGATCGTTCCGTTGTCGATCGCATCGAACTTGCTCGTGTTGTGCTCTACCGCAGTAATGGTGAAGCTGATATCCGTATCGGACTTGTCCTCAGATACGGACACCACGCGGAAAGTCTGCGCTTCCAACGCGGCGCTTTCCGACACCCACACCGATTGCACGGCCGGCATTGTCGAGAATGCCGCGCACGTAATGGCGTTTCCGTTGATGGCTTTCACGGTCTGCGTTTCAGACACGCCCGTGGGCAGCACCACCGTGAGGCTATCGCCTACCGCGATCGCATCAGGCGCACGGTCAACTGTAATGACGGTCGTGCCCGCGCCGGCGATAGCCGCCGATATGCGACCACCCTGGCGCTTTCCGGCGCGGCTCGGGTCCTGTACGCGAATGATCTGGCCTGGCGCCGCAATGATGCCGTCAAGGCCTACCTTAAACACCACCGTGTCCGTCTCAAGCTGAGACGTCAGCAGCACCCATTGCCCGGCTCGCTGCGCCTGCCCTTGCGAGGTGCATCCAAACGCGGTGATAGACACCGGCTGAATGCCGTAGCGCGCGAGCGCAGCATCGTTCTGCACGTACTCGACTGTGGGCAGGTAGAAATTGCGCGGGTCGTTCCATGTGACCTGCGCAGTCGTGTAGCGAGTCTTGCGAGCGCTGTCGGAATAGGTGAACAGTCCACCGATGACGTTGGCCGCCGTGTATACGTAAACCGGGTCCTGCGGCATATCGGCCGACGTATTGATCGCTCCGGCGCCCCAGTACGAGATGCCACGGAACACGCTGGCGATATCGCTTAGAACCTTGTAGGCGTCGGCCGTCGTCTGGAGGAAGATGTTGCAGGTAAAGCGGGGCTCCGTTCCGCCTACGCCGTCAGGGACCATCTCATCACAGTACTGAGCGATGCTGTAAAGCCACCACTTGTTGATCTGCGCTGCGGTGATGAGGTTGCCAAGGCCGTAGCGCGGATGCAGCGCGAGATCATAGAAGGCCCATGCTGGGTTGTCGGTCCATGCCGGCTTGAAGGTTCCGTCCCACACACCGGCGTATGTGCGTGCAAGCGGATCGTAGTTGCTCGGCACCTGGACAATGCGTCCCCACATGTCATACGCTCGCGCTGGAACATTGGTGAACTGCGATGCGTCGCCAGAAATCGCTACAAGCGCGCTGTTCGGGTATGCGAGCTTTGCGTCAATGATTTCCGTGTAACTGCTGACGGTGGTCGTATCATTGATGTAGGAGCTGTGGGCATTCGCGGTGAGTCGCGTAACGCGGACATTCCAGCCAATTTGCGCGGCCGGCAAATCAATGCGGTGTGAGCGCTGGTAGGTTGTTGTAGTTTTTCCCGTGAACGAGCCGGTGTAGGCCGTTTGGTAGGCGCCTCCGTCCGTCTGGACTTCGATGATGTACGCAATGGTGTAGCCGGTGATATCGCCATTGCTCGTATTTGTCTGTGAGAGGCCGTTGACCTCCAGCATGATGCCCACGGCGGATAGTTGCAGGTTCGTCAGGGAATGAACCCATGGCGTATCCGACCTCAATTCGACGTTGACAGTCGTTTGGTTCTCGACCGCCGGATAGCCCGGAATGTACGTCTGGTCCTGCGTGCCGTTGCGCGTGACAACCTGCACATTTTTGAAATTGAGTGAGCCGTCATTGTTGGCGAGTGGCGTTTTGTCGAGGTAGATCGACTGCAGGCCGTTGACCAGTCCGCCTATCTCGCCCTCGCTAATCAAGTCGAGAATGCGAAAATAGGCGATGGAGCGCAGGCTATCCGCCGACTCTACTGGCGCTCTCGTACTGGAGTCGCCGCCCTTTGCGCCTTGAATCAGTGCCTGCTGCATGCCGCTTATGCCCGCTGATAGTAGTTTTTGACGTTGCTGCCATTCGCAACACCAGGGCCGACGCCAGCCGTCGCGGGCGCGTAGTCTTCGGCGTGAATGCCGGCCGATGCGACCGCACTTCCGACGATCATCCTGCCGAATAGGTAGGGAACAGGGTTGCCCTGCGCCTGCGTGTTGACAGCGCCGTTGAACACGTAGCTCGGCTGATTGGTCGCACTGCCGCCCTTGACGCCCTTCGGCTGCGGGGAAAGCATCTGCGCCACACCACCCGCCATTAGCGAGATACCTACGCTGATCAGCGGCGTGATGTGAAAGTACGCGCCAACGACCACCAGGACGGCGCCGAGAATCGTTTGGAAGATGCCGCCATTCTTGCTGCCGATGAGTACAGGCGCGATGCGAATGTCATCGCTGCCGCTCGGCTCGCTAAGCTGCTCTGCGGTGAGGTTACGCTTACCAGCGAACACCGCGAACGTGACGCCATGGCTCCTTGCGTTCGCGAGATAGGCCGTCAATCCTGGCACTTGCGCACGCAGCGCCGCCATTGCTTCGGCAGGAGTGTTGGAGTCGAGTGCAAAGCGATAGACGCGGCCAAACTTAGCGCCAAGCTGCCCATACAGCCTGATCGTGCGGAGTTGCGTCATGTGGAATCCGGGCAATAAAAAAGCCCGCACATGGCGGGCTCATTGGATCGCTGTAGGTTCTGTTAATCGGTTGCGACGATGTTCAAGTCGTCTTGCGTCGTGGCAAGGCGGTAGTGCAAGTGGTCACCGGCTTCAACGACGACTTGCACCGCGCGCCGGCTGCTCGCGCCGCCGCAGATTGCCGACGTGTAACCGGCACCAAGATTCCAGCGGCCAGGCGTGAGTTGCAGCGTCACCTTTTCGGACGTGGCGAGCTTCGCCGCCTCTGTGCCATTCACGTACACCGACAGGAGACAGCCTGCGCCCATCATTCCGGAGTCGCGCGTGATGGTAACGTCGCCGTGCGCGCCGCTCGCGGTCTGGTACGCAAGCACGTGGTCAGGTTGCGTTGGTCGCGCGTTTGATTCCGAAACGGGCGAGGTCGAGCATGCCGCGAGCAGTGCGGTAAGCGCTGGCGCCAAGAACAGTCCCTTTCGCATGAATCCCCCTACTTCTCTGTCACCCCAGTGTATCGCATGACTGCACGCGTGTTTTCAAGCCAATATCCGCCGAAGACGTCGCGGCTTGACAACCTTCCGTGCATATGGTGCAGGATCAGCCCGTCGCCCAGATAAATGCCTGCGTGGTTTGGCACGAGGTTGCGGCTTCGAATCTGCATCAAGATCAGGTCGCCGCGCTGGATATCGGCGAGCGACACCGCCGCGAATCCAGCCGCTCGAAGCGCCTCGGCGCTATATAAGTCCGACCGACCATCGTCCCACCAGTAGTCCGGCCGCACCGGGTTGGGTAGCTGCACTCCCATTTCCTGAGCGTACCAATCGCGGCACAGCGACCAGCAATCGAGGATGCCATGGTGGAAGCTTCTCCCTACCAGCGGCGCCCGATAGCCACTGGGAGCGATCTGAGTTTGTTCGGCGATGACCGGCCCTGGCATCACGGAGACGATCAGCCAGGGCAAGCCTGAAGCCTCGCACCCAACGCGATCGCCCTCGCTCGGCCGCGACGGCACATCGGGATGGCTGTGCACCAACGCGACAATCTCGCCCGCGTCCTCTGCATCGGTCTGATCATCCCTGTGCATCACGAAGTGCTCGCTCGGCGTGGCGGCAATGTTGCGGCATGGCCAATAGCGCTCTTTGCCCTTCACGATAACAACCAGGCCGCACGCCTCGCGCGGATATTCCGCCAGCGCGTGCTCGTGGATCGCTGCAAGCGTTTCAGGAGCCGTCATGCGAGCAAGTTCGCCGCCGGAAAGCCGCCGTAAGGGAGCTGGTTATTCGCTCCGAACCGGAGCTTGCAAGACGACAGGCGGCCGCCGCATGCATCCAGCGCGGGGTCCGTGGTGGGCGTGTCGTCAGCCTTCGCCACAGGACCGCCGGTATATCCGCAATATGGCCCGCGGTAGCCGCCACGAGAGAGCCACCGGCAGGAATTGGCGACGATCAGCCCGGCCGGCAGCTGCTGCTGCCCAAAGTCGAGGGCCGACGACAGCTCGAATTGCACCACCTCTTTCGTTTCGCTCGCCTTGCGCTCGATAAACCAGACGTCCGGCGGAAATTCCTGAGTAGGGTCTGCGGCGGGATTTCCATCCGGGAAGTTGGCCGCATCCAAATATCGGCCGAACGTTCGATGCCGCTTAACGATGGCGCCGGCCAAGCCCTGGTAGGCAAGACACAACGCAGTGATGGAGCCGTCCACATTGCCAAAGCTCAACTTGGGCACCGGTGGCTGGTCGGTAGAAAGCACGAAGCCTTCAGCGTCGATCGGCCATGGCTTGTACTCCGTACCCTGCCACCATATCGAGCCGATCTGCGTGTATCCGTGGTAATGAAGCACGTCGCCCGCGCCGCCGCCGGTAATCGGCCGCATATCGGTGTCGAACAGCTCGACCATTGCGCCGGGCTCAAGCTTTTGGACATCCGCATATATCGTCATGGAGCGAATGCCTGTTCAAACGTTGCTGTGAGGATGTAGGCGTCGCCACCCATTGGCTGCAGCGACCATTGCGCGCAGCTAAATCGTCCTTGCGCACTCTTCGGAGGCGTCCATAAGAACGACGCGCCGGCTTGTGCGCGCAGGAAATTCAGGGCGGCAATTACTGTTGCGGAAGGCCCGCTCACCGTGATCGGCCAACTGCCGGACACATTGTTGATGCCGTCTTGCGCAACCTGCTTATAGCCGTCCCCGAACTGGGCCTTTTTAAGGGCAGCCGTCTCCGTTCCAGTGGGCTGCGTCGCAATTGGCCAGGTGAACTGATCAGCTGCCATTCTGCATTCTCCAAATGAGGCCACCTGGGCGCATCTCGGCAACGATCGCGTTGCGGGAAATTTCCTTCATCTTTTCGCCTAGTTGGCGCGCCGTATCTGCGTTGCTACCCGTACTCGTCCCGCCCACACTCGCGTTACCACTGTTGTCGATGTTGATCGACTGCGAATAATTGAACCCACCGCTTGAGCCCGAGCGCACGCCTAGCCTCCCGTCAGCGCCGCGCGATAGCGGGAGAATGGCTTCAGGGCCGGCCTCGCCCATAAGGCCCGCGCCGTTGGCAAACGCGAACATCGTAGGCTTGTCCACGATCTGGCCGGAGAACGCTGACAAGCTCGGCGAGTCGTACACACCGCCCTTTGCATTTACTGTCGTGGTGAGCGTCCCGCTCGACCCGAAGCCGCTAAACGATCCCGTGCCAGTCGCCGCACCGGAGCCGCCGCCATAACTCACACCACCGCCAAACGCGCTCAAGATGCTTGACAAGATCTGCGACTCTGCAACGCGCGCCTCCATTTGCGCCAGGTCGCCCAATATCGACGAAAACAGGCTCTTGAAGTTGAGCTTTCCGGCTGTAGCGAAATTGCTGATTGCGTTCGTCATGCTGTTGAACGCGCCGGTGAAAAAGCTCTCTGTGAGCCCCGCAACGTTTTGGCCCTGGTCAATGAAATTTGCAAAAGCCTTCTTTGCCCCGTTCTCCCACTCGCCCTGCGCCGCGTCGATCTGCGCATATCCGCTCTTCACGATGGCAACTTGCTTCGCCATGTTTGCCTGCTGTGCGGAAATCTGCTGGTCAATTAGGTTCGTGTCCGCACCGGGCGCGCTACGCTGCGCCTGGAGCTTCGTTACGGCATCGGCGTTCTGAAGGTAAATTTGATTGATCTGTTGCTGTCGCTGATACTCTTTGTCGCCGAGGCTAACTTGCATGACTTGCGCATCCACGTTCCGCTGTAGCGCATCGTTTTGCTTGTCGAGCGCCGCTTGGTAGGCGGCCATGGCAGCAATATCCTTTTGCTGCAGAATGTTCGCCTGCTTGGCGTAATAGTCGTTCGTCGCCGCTACCCCCTTGGCCACCTCGCCCTGTACCTGAGCCAGGCTCGCGCCCTTTTCGATAGCCTTGGCGCCGGCGTCCGCGATCGCCTGCAGCTTCTTGACCTGCTCATCGAGCAACTTGTTTTGCGCCGAACTTGCATCGTTCGGCATCAAGTCCTGCGTAATGGCCTTGTCAGTCAGGCCGGTGAGCTGGGCCATGGGATCGGCCTTGCGGCCCTTCTTGGCCCATGACGCACGCGCCTCCGCGTCCGCCGTAGCTTCCTGCTGCATGATCTGATCTGCTAAGGCCTGGTCGCCCTTGGCCAGCGCGGCGGCGATGGCTTTGTTCGCCGCGTTGTGGATCGCTACGATCTGATCCTGTCGCTGCTGCTCCGTGCTTTCGTACTTCTTGAGATAGCCATTGAGGGCGGCTTGGCCAGCGATGCCGGCGTCCTGCACTTGTTGCGACTGCGCGGCGGCATCCGCATCCTGCATCTTCTTCGAGAGTTGCGCCTGGAGGTCCTGCAGCTTTCTCTCGTCGTCTGGCGACCACTGAGCGAAAGAGCTATCGAATCGATCGACGAGCGACGATCCGAAGAACATATTGCGAATCTTGCCTACGGTGCTGTAGTCGTGATTTTGCGCAGCATCTTTCTGTCCCTGTAGGGAGTAAATCTGACTCTGCAAGTCGGCCGTGCCGCTGATCAGCGATGCGCCCGTTTTGAACTGCTCCCAGAACCCACTAAACGCCGCCTTGACCTTGTCCCACGACGCTGCAATGCCGGTCACCTGGCTGTTCATCTGATCAAGCCGCGGCGATATGGCGTCATGAAACGCCGTGGCGGCCACCTCGACAGCCTTTTGCGTGTCGCCCTGCTTTTCCAGCGCGGCGATCTGGTCGTAAATCTCCAGCGTAAGGAAGTGATACTGCTCGTTTGCCTTTTCCGCGCTCTTGGCCGTGCCGTCGAACATCTGCGCAACTGATGCTGCGGCCTTGTCGGCGTTCTCGCCAGTCAGCTGCGCCATATCGTAGGCCGCCTGGCCAAGCGCAAGCAGCGACGTGCTGGTCACCTTTCCGTTCGCCGCCAGTGCAGTCAATACCTCGTTGGCGAGGGTCAAGTTGCCGCTTGCGCCGGCTACCTGCGAAGCGAGCTTTGAAAGCCCTTGCGTCGATACGCCTGCGTTGTCGCCTGTCTTCGCAAGCGCTTGGTTGAATTTGTTTTGCGCGCTCGCCGCGTCGTTGGCGGCGGTGACGAATATCAGGCCCTCGGCGACCAGGCCCGCGATCGCGACACCCGTCGCGCTGAAGGCGACCTGCAACAAACCGCTACGGGTAACGAGCGTCGCCAGGCTCTGGTCGAATCTGCCCCATTGGCCGGTCGCCATATCTTTGACGAGATAGCCCAGCTCCCGGCGCGCAGCAGCGTTGTTCAGCGTGAATTTTTCAACTGCGCCAGCGGCGCTACCGACCGACGCGCGCGCCGTGTCGATCGCGGCGCTGTACGCCTTGAAATCGTCGGCACTGATTGCGCCCGCGGCTCTGAATGCAGCAAGCTTCGCCTGCTGCTGATCAAGCTTTGCGAACGCTGCTACGGTGGGGTCGATCTGGCCAATAAGCTTGGCCAGTGCGTCCTGTTGAGCCTTGAGTGCGGACGTGTCACGCAGAGTCTGCGCCGATTTCTGCGAAGATTCGCGCAGCTTGTCCGTTGAGGTCGCGGCCTTGTCGCCTGTTGCCGCAAGTTTGTCGAGGTCGGATTGCGCCTGCTGCACGCCGTCCGTTGTAACTTGTATGCCAAGCGACGCGATATCAGCCATTGCTCTGCTCACCCATGACCTTGAGTGCCTCGCCTTCCATCACGCGAATGCACTCAAATGTGTCTGACCACTGCGCACGCGGTACGCCGACAAGGCGAAACACCGATGGCAATACGTTGTAATCCAGGCCTACTGCGCCGCCGAAGCCGACACGCCATTGCGTCGCCATAGCTATGAACACGTTGGCGGCCTGCAGGTTGTCAGGCCACACATCTACCGCGCTCGCGAAATCTTCAGCCCGGAAGCCGAGAGCGGACAATTCCGCCTCGGTAGGTCCGCGCTCATAGATCGCCC